TGAGGTAATGTTCCATGACCGGTCGTAGAGGCAAGCGAAGCGACAGCACCAAAGTAAATATTGCCGAGCGCGTCCACGTGGCGTTCAAGATGCTTATGGCGGGCGCAACTGTTCGTGAGATTCACGAGCAGGGCGAAAGAATGGGCTGGAATGTAAGCTACCAGATGGTCAAGCGCTATGCCCGCTACGCGCGGGAAATGATCGAACATGAAGCACAGTATCAACGTGAATATGAGTTTGGACAAGCCCGCGCGCGTCTAAACCATTTGTTTTCCCAGGCACTTAAAGTCATGGATTTCAAGACCTGTTTGGCCGTGCAAAAAGAGCTTAATGCCCTCATGTCACTCTATGAGCCGCCCGCGCCACAGACCGTCCAGGTCTTGAATGTAGACTTCGATACTGCTCAAAAGTTGCAGCGGGCTTTGGAAGAACGCGGTCTTAGCGCGTCCGACGTATTCAATGCTATGCTAAAGCAGCTATCCGAACCCGATGTCAATTGACGTTGATCTTCTCGTTTCTCGTGCCTTGCATTCCCGTTGGGCAACTATTGAGTACAGCGATCTTTGTATCCTGGACAAACGTCAGCGGCTTGTGCCGTTTCATCCCAATCGTGTACAGGCACATTTGCTTGCTCATCTGACTGGACGCGATTTGATCCTCAAAGCCCGGCAGCTTGGCATCAGCACGGCGGTGCAAGCATGGTTGTTTAAGACGGCCGTTTCGCAAACGGTACGGGTTGTGACGTTTACGCACCTGGATACCAGCACCACCTTTCTACGCGCCATGACGCGCCTGTTTTACGACCAACTGCCCGCCGCCAAAAAGCCCAAACGGTCAACCGCTAACGCGACGTTGACTGAATATCCCGGAACAAATTCAACAATTTTTACTGGAACGGCGGGAAGCCCTGAAAGCGGACGCGCGGGATCATTTAGCCACCTTCACGGCTCGGAAGTAGCCTTTTGGCGCAACAGCGACCGCCTTATCGCTGGCGTGATGCAAGCCATTCCGCTTCATTACGGTCATATCGTGATGGAGAGTACCGCCAATGGTCAACAGGGCTGGTTTTACGAGCGATGCATGGAGGCGTTGGACGGGAGCACCGACTGGACGCTGCATTTTTACCCGTGGTGGTGGGATGATAGCTACGCGATACCAGACGTAGGTCAGTTTGCGCTAGAACCCGACGAGCGGGCGCTGATGGATGAACACGCGCTAACCTACGAACAGATTGCATGGCGGCGCACGAAACAACGGGAGTTGGGCAACCTCTTTGCCCAAGAGTATCCTGAAGACCCGCATGGCGCGTTCATTTCTAGCGGCAGCGGCTACTTTCAGATGGACGCGGCGCGTTACGTTGACGGCCAATCTGAGCCAAAACCGGATCACATGTACGTCGCAGGGTTGGATTTTGGTCAGGCCCACGACTATACTGTGCTAAGCGTTATCGACGTGACGGCATTGAAGCAGGTGGACTTGTTTCGAGTTAATCGCCAGTCGTGGGCTGATATGCGGGCAGCGATTACGCGCGTCTGCCAAAAGTGGCGGGTACATACGGTGATAGCCGAGGAAAATTCGATAGGGAGTACCAACATCGAAGCCTTACGCGGCGAATTCGATGCCGCGGGGGTTGACGCGCTTATTCAACCATTCCAAACAAGCCATACTAGCAAGACGGCGATTATGGCGGGGCTTCGACTGGCGTTAGAAGAGGGCGGTCTAAAATTGTTGCCCAACAGCGTGCAGCGGTCGGAGTTGGCCGCGTTTAACAGCCGCCAGACGGCGTCCGGGGCGTGGATACTTAGTGCCCCGGACGGCTTGCACGATGATACCGTTATGGCGCTGGCGCTGGCGTGGTATGGAGCGATTCGGACGGGAGGCTATCGCGTCGAAACCGGAAAGCGACCGTCTATCCTGGAGATATAAATGTGGCATTTTGGGGTAGGCTTATGACAGCCATTCGAGCGGGCATAACTGCATATCGGCAAGAGGCGCTTATTCCCAAGCCAGATTTAGACTGGGACACCTATGAAGCGCGTCTGTATCGCTACCATCTCTACGATTTGTATTATGCGAACGCCGCGTATAAATCCCTATCCGCTATTGGGGCGATAACGGCCAATCGCAAAATTGACCAAGCGCTGTATAAGCGCGTTCGTGGGGTTTACAATCCCGTTTTTCGGCTTGTCGAGACCTATACCAGCAAAGTCTATGGAGGCGAAATCGATCTAGAACGGTTTGCCAGCGGCGCAATTGCTTTCCGGGGAGCTGATGAGCGCGTTGTGCAAGCGGCCCGCGATGTTATCTTGCGGTCTTTATGGCGTACAGGGAAAGACCTCTATATTCGCACTGGCGCAAAGTTAGGCGATGTGTTCTTAAAGGTGGTTGATGAACCCCAATACAAGCGCGTCCGTTTGGAAATCTTGCACCCGTCGATTGTCCGTGACATTGTAAAGGATGGTAGCGGTCGGATTGTACGAGCAGTAATTGAGTACGATTCAGAAGACGGCACGGATTACACGCCTGGTCAGCACTCATCTAGTAAGCCCTCCTACGTCTATGGAGAGGTCATTACGCCCGACAGCTTTGCTACTTATCGCGACGGGAAACCGTGGGGGTATGCGGAAAATGGTGCAGGTGAGCTGCCGGTAGAATGGCGCAACGAGTACGGTTTTGTTCCATTGGTACATGTGGCACATCGCAATGAGGGATTGATGTGGGGCGCGTCCGCATTTAACGCCAGTCTGGATAAAATCGATGAACTGAACGATGTCGCCAGCTTGCTTAATGACGCGGTGAGAAAATCAGTTGACGTCCCCTATCTGATGATTGGTATCGGCAAACCAGATAACAAAAAAACGTTCACCAGCGATGAACGGGATGACATGAAGGCGATGTATATTCCGGGCGCATCGCCATCAAGCGTTGCGGCGCAACCCTTAATGCCCTCACTGGATATTGCAGCGACAATCTCGCATATTCAGTATATCATCTCTGAGTTAGAGCGGGATATGCCCGAACTAGCGATGCATCAATTACGTGGTCAGGCCGCCGCAACCGCGCCGGGGATTAGGGCGGCGTTTAACGATGCGGTAGACCGTTTTCAGGCGGCGCAAGGTATCTATGACGCGGGCTTTATGATGGCTTTGCAAATGGCGATTGCAATAGGGGGGTTTCGCAAGTATGCGCCTTTTCGCGGGTTCGATCTGCGAGATTATACCGACAGCCTGTTTGATTTTTGGATGACACCGCGCCCGATTATCGACGATGAACTTAGCAAAAACGAAAAGATCAACGCTTTGGTCGCGTCTGGCGCGCCGTCAGAATGGATATGGCGGGAGTTAGGCGTATCTGAGCAAGACATTGCGTTCGCAGCCGAGGACGCCGAAAGACGCAAGCAAGAAATGGTTGATTTGTTGCAAGGGAACCCCGATGGAAATAACAACGCGGGAGATCTTCAGCGCGGCGCTGAAAGCGAATAATCAAGATCAGGAAGCGTTATTTCGGCAGATGTATAGTGAATTAAACGCCCTACTTGTCCGCTATGCTGACGCCAGCGGGAAAATACCCTTTGCGCGCGGACAAGCGCTTCGACAGGATGCGCGTGCTATTATTCTCCGTTACTTTGTCACCGAACGGCAAGCATCGCCCGATGAACGAACGACAGAAACCAACCGACTACACGCTCTAATTGAGATAGCACAGAAACAATTGCGTGGGTCTACTGACCGTCAAAAGCTGGAAATCAGCAATCGCGTGGCGATGCTTGCCGCTAGGCTAGAAAGCTTGGAACGGCGCGGTCTAATCCTTGAGTGTATCGACGCGAAAGGGATAGGGACAACGCCTTATGCGCGGGCGCTTGTCAGGCGTCTAAGCAGCTTAGTAGAAGGCGTAATCAAAACGCACCAAGATGCTATCGGGCGGTTGACCAATGGCAGCTAGTAACCCCCCTGAGCCGATTTTGCGCTGGAAAGATGTACGCGGGTATGCGCTATCAGATCGAATCTGGAACATAAGCGAAATGACGGCTAAACAAATCGACGCGCTTTTGGCAGAAGGGATCAATACAGGGATGGGCAGCTTACCCCTATCCCGACGCTTAGAGCGTTTTTTACTGCCGGGTAGAGAACTCCCGCGTACTACGCGGCCTTATGGAACGGACGCCAGCTTTAACGCTATGCGGCTAGCGCGGTCGGAGATTACGCGGGCGCACAGCATTGCGGTTGATACGGCGGCGCGGCTCAATCGTTTTGTGACGCGCATGTACTATAAGCTCAGCGCGGTACACAAGCCCGACAGTGGTGATCCCTGCGAAAAGCACGCTGCCGAAAGCCTCGCTAATGACGGGTTCCCGGTAGGCCAATGCCCCCTGCCGATGGTTGACACGCATCCGCATTGTATTTGCTATGTGACGCAAGGAACGGTAAGCGCGTCAGAAGCGCGGTACATGGTGGGCGAAGACCCGTCGCTGGCAGATGAATTAACCGTGTTTCGGGATGATACGCAAAGCGTGTTACTCAAACTGGCGATAATGGGAATAGCCTACGATGTTTGGCAGCGCTTGTTTGGAGACAACCGCGCGATAACGCGCGATACCTTACCCAACGCCAGGGGAATTGGCGGTATTCAGGAGGATGTATGACTGACGAAATGGCGAACTCTGCGAACACACGCCCACCGGAAACCGCACCGGAACAAAGCGGGGAAACGGGCAAGATGTTTTCGCAGGCCGATGTAGACCGAATTATTGGCGACCGACTTAAGCGTGCCGAAGAGAGTGTACTAAAGCGGTTTTTGGGCGACATTGGAGTAGAAACTCCTGACGCCCTAAAGGAACTGGTCAAGGCACAACGCGCGGCGGCGGAAGCCAGCAAAACGGAAGCGCAGCGGTGGGAAGAAAGACTGACGGCGCTCATTTTGGAACGGGATACTTACAAGGCGCAGTTGGAACAATTGGGCGCTGCCCGTCGAGATGACAAGCTCACTGTAGCCCTTAGCGATGCACTCCGCAACGCCGGGGCGACAGACGTTGAAGACCTCGTAGTACTGGTCAAAGCGAAATATAGTGGGGATTTAGAGGGTATTCTCGCAGATGATGAGACCATCAAATTCGAATCCTTAACCAAGCTGATGGAAACAGTACGTAGTCATCATGCGCGGTTTTTCGTGTCCAGTACGCCCGGTTCGCCCAGTAACACGGGGGCAAAACCCCCCGATAAGACACTTGATCGCATCAAGGCGGTTTTGGGAGAAAACCCCCGCCTCATCAATTTTTAGGGAGCAAGACCCATGACTGCGATTGCTGTAACAGCAGCAAATGTCAGCCCGGCCTATCCGCAAGAGTCAGAAATCCTGACGGTCAAATTGGCGGAAGCGGTTACGGCTGGACAAACTGCATATCAATTGACCGCCGGAACGTTTGGGCTTGCGGATGCGAATGCATCGGGCAAGCAGCAATTCCGTGGCATTTTCCTTCAGGCGGGCGCGGCGGGCGATTATGTCGCCATGCTTAAGCGCGGGTATCTGTACGGGTTTACCGTTTCAGGGTTGAACGCTGACGCGGTGCTGTATCTGAGTGATACGGCAGGAGCACTGGATGACGCAGCGGGAACCATGACGGTTGTATGCGGGCGCGTGTTTATGTTGCCCGATGCTACCCCGACGCGAATCGTCTATATCGACGCCCAGTGGGCGCAAATCTGGTCATAGGGGGCCACCATGTCTACGATTTTTGGCTTGGCTGGTCTATCAGCTAGTGACTATCAGTTTGCACGCAAGGCCGACCAACGGCTGATCTACGAGGCGGTTAACATCTAT